TTGTCGCTATCTCTAAGTATTCCAGCATATTGTTCTCCAATTTCGCAAGCCGTTACTATCTTGCCGTAGTTTAGTTTTTCCGCCGCCACTTCACACTGTTCTAGGGTGTCAAACTCTATCCGATCAGGAGACACCCAGCTCCCGATCATGATAATTAAAATAACCTTCATTTGTTTGTTTTTATTTCCTCTACTTCGTTCTCTAGGTATTCCAGCCTAATTTCTTGTGCGTGGTTGGTTCTTATTGACTCTTGTACTTCTTCGGGAGGTGCCCAGTTGTTCCTAAACTCAGTGTTTAGGTCTACAACCTTCTCCAGCGCAGAAATCTGGCTGTTCTGCAATAGGTCATCAGGTAACGCTCCTAACTCACCTCTAGGCCACTTTACACGGAACTCTGAGTTCATCTTCAGATCTACTTCAAGGATCGTTATCTGGCGCTCTAGGACGCTGATACGGTTAGTCACTTCGGTATACGCAAAAACGGCGACTACTACGCCAGCAATAATGGCCACTAGGTTCCGAATCGGAATCTCTATGGTCGTGTTGTCGTTTATTTCAGGCATTACTTGCGAATCAGCTCGTTTATGGCCTTCCAAGCCTCAATCATTTTAGATTCCAGCACTTCCAGCCGGTTTAGAATCTTGCCTATTGTGAGCACTAAGATAAATATCCCAGCAGCTATCGGCCAGCCCGAGACAACCAAGTTCCATGCTTCCATTACTCGTCCTTTCTGCCAAAAATACCTTTTACGGTATCAGACTCCCAGATCCGAATGGACAGCCATATTATTGTGACTCCGGCTGCTGCTTCAGGAAGCCAGCCAGCTAGACTGGCAACGCCACCGCTAACGGCGACTGCATCTGCAATTGATTTGACTTCCTGTTGCATATATCACCTATTCTTGAACTTCTTCAAAGACGGGCTCTTTGAGTGACTTACTGAGCATTTCTACAAACGCTTGTCTGCCCACATTGAGTTGGTCTAAATTGAACTGGGTTGATCTCACCTTACGATCTAAATCGCTGATATGATTAACCATAGTCTGTTGCTCTGGACTCATATCTTCCAGAGTGTACTCTACCCCATCTACTGAAATTGGCGTTGTTTTTTTCTCAGCCATTTTACTTCTCCTGTTTTTAATTTACCACGGAACCCCCGAGGCTTGGGTCGGGTTAATTTGCCCGTCAATGTTAGCCTGTAGGCTTGCTTCAATAGCGTCCTTGTCAACACCGTCAGCCCATACCCAATCCAAGCATTGCTGCTCAGTAACGTCTGAATAGGGCGTGTAATCGGGTGACGAAGGATCAGGCGAGAAGCCAGCAGTGCCATAATTGGTCGCGCTATAGGTCACAGCGTCATCGCCAGTTCCTTCGGCTTGTTCTGCATTGCAGCGCCAATGGGCGACAATGATTGCCCCATCCATCTCGGCTGGTTGTAAGTCACGCTCAAGGGTAGAGATTACCCAGTTAAATGTTGCGCTCATGGTGCGTCTCCTTCTTGTGATGCTTCAAAAGCTGCGATGACTTCTGCCGTGTGAACCGCTGCACAGATCGCTTGGACCTCTGCTGATTCGTTGCTGTAGTCGTCACCAGCCTGTACGACGTGGCGGTGGTAGCCAGAGGATAGCTCGACGCCGTCCTCCATTACTTTGGTGCAGGTTCGCACTTGTACTACCTTGTACTCGCCTACGATTTCTATCTTGTCTTGTGATACTACTTTTTCTAAAGCCATTGTGTTGCTCCTGTCTGTGCCTACCTCTGGTAAGCGTATGGTTGTTATGCTGTTCTGTAAGTTATGTTAAATCTAAATGCTTTATTACTAGCGGCGCTTAATAAAGTTCGTGCCTCTGTGTCTTTATTTATTACAGCTATGTATCCACTACCTGATGGTCCTAATAATCCCGCAGTATCTGCTAAGGCTGTAGAAGTTACTGAGCAGGTAAAATAAAAAGTAGACGAGTCACCAGACCCAAAAGGTAGTGAGATGTCAAAAGCATTACCATTTGTGTTTGTAGGAACTTCAACATACCCAGCAGCGTGTACAAGATTCCCTATCTTTGTATATCTACCTGTAGCTACAGTAAAAGTTAAATTGTTTTCAGTAGGAGTCCAAGAACCTTCCTCATAGTCATCAAGCTTATTAGCCGCGCCTGTACCGCCGAGGTAGGCACCGCCTGATAGGTAGAGGTCTTTGAAAGCTATGCCACCATAACCTAAATCAATAGCGCCGTTACTAGAGGCTCCACTAGTTGGGTTAATTGGATAAACAGAATTAATATCAGCATTAAAGTTTATGCCAGTATCACCAGAACCTATGTGAAGGTTGCCGCTGTTGCCCGTACCAATAAGACCTACGGATGCGCCGTCCTTTGCAAAGGTTACTAGGTCTCCGTCATTTGTATTTCTGTTGAAACGAGCGGCATAGCTTGAGGCTTTTGAAAAGAATGCGTCACCTCCAGATCTAAAACTGACACCAGTATTAGTATCTCCAGCGCCCGGAGCAGAATCAGTAGTCCCCACCAGTAGGTTCCCACTGGAATCGATGCGCATTGTTTCAGCACCGCCAGAATACAGGACCATGTTGTTCCCTTCGGCACCTAGCCCAACCGTTGTTATAGAGGCAGTAGTAGCGTCTAGGAAATGCAGGCGAGAACCCGTTGCCGAACTTCTGAGGTAAGCGGCACGAGTTGTTGAAGCAGATACGTCAAGCGTGGTAGCAGGCGAAGCCGTCCCGATGCCGACGTTGCCGTCACCCTTGACAACCATAAAATGCTCAGTGCCAGCGGTATTGGTAACACTTAGAGAGTACTCACTCTGTACTGTTCCTGCTTGTATTAAAAGACCATTTGCATCAGATGCGCCGTTGGTATTTATTAGTTTAGCCGCGTAGCCCGATGCAGATGTGGTTGCATGAATTTTTGCATTAGGCGAACTCGTCCCGATGCCGACGTTATTAGTACCACCGTCAACGAACAGCGTATTCGCGCTACCAACACCCGCTACTCTAAAATTAGCAGTGGTTTGTCCGTTATTAAATACAGACTCAGAACCCGCTGAACCTGCGTCTTGGATACCGTCGCCAGTGTGTACTCTGCGTGATAGGTGAAGGTCTCTGAAGCGATAACTTGAATTACCAATATCAATTTGATTGTCGATTACATCAGTTGCGTCATGAGGCATAATTGCATTAGAAGCATCGTTAAAGCGTATACCTGTGTCACCAGTTCTAATTACTAAATCGCCACCTCTTGCGTCAATACTACCTACGGTTGTGCCGTCTTTTGCAAGCTCTAAAATTGATCCGTCTGAAGTTTTACGATTAAATCGACCAACAGTCGCACCAGCTTGGGTTACGTTCATTTGTCCTGATTGACCGACTTCAAATCCTGAATTAGCTAAACCAGCAGCAGTTTTACCCACCAGTAGGTTCCCACTGGCATCGATGCGCATGCGTTCGCCGCCGAGAGTCGCAAACCTTATGTCTTCTGCTCTAAGCCCAAGAGGTTTTAAACTTGCGCCAGTAGCGTCAACAACTTGTAAAGCAAAGTTTCCTGTCCCTACTTCTCCGATACTTGAACTAAAATATCCACGGGCATTGGTGCTGATATTTATATCTAGTTTTGAAGTAGGACTAGTCGTCCCGATGCCGACGTTGCCTGAGGAATCGATGCGCATGCGTTCTGTAGTGTTATGCGTAAAAGTAAAAGGACTGGTCGCATTTAATCTAAACTTTACTTCATCACCTTCGTTTTCAATAAAGAAAGTATTTGCCGCCGCACTATCAACTAATGCAATGCCTTTAGAGTCTGCCGACTGCTGTACAACAAGAGTTCCTAGCGTTGTAAGTGATGCAGTTCCGATTCCCACGTGTCCACTGGAATCGATACGCATGCGTTCCTGCCCACCTACGTGGAAATAAAACGGATTACCAACATTGTTATTTTTAATACCGTAGTAGCCGTAAGATGTGCTATTAGTTTCATTGTAAGCTGCTGTAAACTGGTAGTCTTGTGCAGACAATGCCGTGACGTTGCCCGTGACGTCTAACGTTGAATTGGGCACATTGTTTCCAACCCCAATCCGATTAGAGGACGCGTCAACATACAGCATATATTCATTTGTGTCGCTTTCCACACGGAAATCCATAGTTGAACTGCCGCTTTGGTTGAATACAATCGTACCGTCGAAAGCAGCATGATCCACGCCCCCTGCAACGATGCGAATGTCATTAGGACCAGCAAATCTGAAGTGAGTATCTGTATCGCCTGTGTGGGTTAATTTCTCCGCAATGAAAACTTCGCCGCTTGCCGTGACGCTGCCCGCGACATCAATCCCGCTACTATTTACCGTTAATTTGGTCGCCCCGCCTTTTTGGATTAGCAGATCACCAACGCCAGCCTGATTGATAATTGACTGGGTGGAGGTATGGACAAGCGTTAAATCCTGCGAGTTTCCAAGACGGATAAATTCGTTGTCGCCAAGGTCTACTTGATCGACGTTTATCGTGTCCATTTGCACCTTGACGTTGCCGCCGCTACGAACAGCAATCAAGAAATCTGTGCTGACTAGGCTACCGCCATCGGATAGTTCTGAAATCTTTGACATTATAAATCTCCTATGCTGCTATTTTACGGCAAATTCTATGATTGGTCAGCCTTAATCTGCTCAATCTCGTCCTTCAAAGTCTTAACGGATTCAATTAGATACCCGATCAAATCCCCATACGTTACGGACAACATCCCGTCCGAACCTTCTTTGACTAATTCAGGTGCGACTTCCCTTAGCTCTTGAGCTATTACACCAGCACCCTTTCTACCATTCTTGATAAAGCTAACACCACGCATATCAAAAACCTTACTACCGTCAATGGTCTCAACGTCAGTCTTCAATCGGGCATCAGAGCCTTGGCTAACCGTTCCTGAAATGGTGATGTTCCCATCTGCAAAGTAGTTGCCATTCGTGTCGATCGTCGCGCCAGTGCTTCCATAGCCGCCGTTAAACTTGATGCCGTTACCACCCGCCTCAATGTTTAAACTATCGCCTGTTTTTGGTACGAACAGACCATGATTCGGACTACCAATATCACCAGCACCTGAACCTAAGTCATCGACGCCGTTGTAGAAATATATACCACCCAAAGGCTGGATTGAATTTGGATCTGTCGTTTCACCTCGACCAGCTATAAAGATACCGCCGTATCTGTTACTGGTTGCGTTTTCTTCGTTCACCGCTATCGTCAGACTGCCGCCGTCAACCAAAGTGTTGTTAAACAATCCAGTAAAATATGTCTGTGGATTGCCTTTTGCTACTGCCGAAAGACCGTGGTCAGAATCGGTATAAGTCAATGAGTTGTTGATCGACAGCCTTCTAGGGTTAGTCAAAGCTGGACTACCCGTTGCGGGATATGGGCTGTAAGTTCCATCAGTAACCGCCGCAACCACCCTGACGAAATATTCTCCTTTAGGGAAGTTGTAGACCGTCACTTGCTCGGTCATGTAATAGTCTTCGTCTGTGATTCCATAGGCGTAATCAGAATGACCCAATCCAGTGAAATCTGCCGCCGCTTGCGAAGCTGTTGCCAAGTCTGCGCGATAGTTGCCGCTGCCTAAGTCGGTAGTCTTAACATAGTAGTTACTGCTTAACTGACCAGCACTGAACTTTTTGCTAGACAATGCAGCCGAGCCAAAATTGACCCAAGTTCCAGGCGATCCGCCACTGTTAGGCGCATACTGAATCTGCAACGATAACTGGGCCATAATCGCATTCTGCGCGTTGGTCAATCCAGCAACAACGCCCGACGTTAATGGGCCAGCATAGAATGAAGCGTACAACGTAAGATTCTGATCAAAGTCGTTGGCGAAGAACACATAATCAGTATTGCTTGTCAGATCTAAAACTGAGCTTCTAACCGATACAGGAACCTTTGAGGTTGAGTCATACGATGGTTCGCCGCCGGTAGTAAAACTTACAGCGTTTGCTGCGACATTTAGTTTGTCACCATCCCACGTCAAAGACTTGCCAGTAGACGCATCGCCGATGCTTAACTTGTAGGCAGCAGTGTCATAACCTAAGAAAAATCCTTTGCCCGTGTTGAATGCGGTTGATGTGCCGCCGTAAAAAGCGCCGGCTGTGCCAACGTTAACAGCTCCATCAAACGTCCCACTGGTTGCGGTTAAAGCGCCCGAAATGTTTGCGCCAGTTGCTGTTAAAACACCTGCCGGTGTGACTCTAAATTCCGCATTGGCGAAGGTTTCATTTCCAAGATAAATGCCGTTTGAATCTGCCTTAAAGACACTTTCGCCAGAACCTATTTTAATATCGTTGTTAATCGTTGCTGAGTCTGTGATCAATGCTCCAGCCGTTATAATTCCCGCAACGTCTAAATTATCAGCATCCATTGTCCCAGTGACGTTGTCGCCACTGAAGGTGAAGTTCGTAGAAGCGTCAATCGTCCCTGTTAGGTTTACTGACGTAGCAGTTACATCGCCTGCTGGCGTTACCCTAAACGGCGCTGAAGCAAACGTTGCGTTGCCGAGGTATATGCCATTGCTGTCAGCCTTAAAAATGCTGTTGCCAGCTCCTATAGCAATTGATGAACTTAATGTTCCACTGGTTGCGTTGATCTCACCAGTGATCGTTGCGCTAGTGGCTGTCAACGCACCCGCTGGGCTAACACGGAAAGGCGCAGATGAAAACGTGTTGTCTCCCAAATGAATGCCATCGGCAGTTGAAAGAGAAACCTTGGTTGTTCCGTCGCCAGCGGTAAAACTTGTTGAGCCTAAAGTAAAGCCTCCAATGTTTCCGACTGCTGATGTTACAGTCCCGTTGATCGTTGCATTCTGAAACTCAACATCCCCTGAAGTTAGGATCTGCCATCCGCTCGTATCGGCAACGTAGTTCGTGCTCTGCAAAGTGTTCGCAAACTTATCAACAGTCACCGCATCGTTTGAGAGCCTTGCGGTTGTGATCGCTGACTCTGCAATTTGGGAAGTGTTAACACCGCTTTCTTTTATGACCAAGCTGGTCACACCGCCGACCGTCTCGGTATCAAACATTACGCCATCAATCTGAAGCCTGTCTGCTGAGATTGTGCCTGTTGAAATCAAATCACCTGAGATAACAACATCAGCCCCGAAGAAGATCTTGTCTGATGTCACCGTGAAAGGTTGGATCGGAGTGTCAGAGGTTGAATCAGGACTTACGATTGAGAACTGATCAGCGACCACTGCAAACTCTGAAAACGGAGTTGAACCTGCCGTTGTAGATAGTAAACCAAACCCAGTGATGCGGTTATTGTTGTCAATCTTGACCCCGTAGTTCGCCTCGACTCCGTTTATAGAATTGGATTGTGTCGTGATGCTTGACGTATTGTCGCCGACTGTCGTGCTTAGTGTGGTCAGATCTTGTGCCGTGGAAGTAACTTGTCCGTCAATGACCGTTACTGAACTGGATAGCGTTGACAGAGCGCCAGCAGTCGCCACAACCCCGTTTGCAGGATCGTTAACGGTAGATTCAAGTGCGGTCAATTGGATCGCCTGAGTCTGTATGCCGTTTTCGTTGGCGAAGGTTTGCACTGTCAGCGAATCAATCGCTGCTGATGTACCTCCTGCCAAGTCAGACAGATCTTGAAGCTGAACGGTTCCTGAAGTCTCTAAATCAATAAGGTTGTCGTTTTCGTCTTCGGCTTCAGTTCTAAAATGAAGGTCTTCAACATAAGTGGCGTTTAGGGTCGTTACAGCTCCCGAGTTTACAGTAGTGGCGTCCTCAGTATTTGTTACCCTTGTTGTAAGCGCCGTCAATCCAGACGCATTCGCCGCAACGCCTGTAGTCCCATTATTTACTGTAGTTTCAAGAGCAGTAATATCAGATGCCTGAGAAACAATAGAACCTTCGGCAGTTGTAACCCGCGTATCTAATCCGCTGATAGCACCAGCGTTAGTTGTGATGTTTCCTTCAGCCGTCGTTACATCTGTCTGCAAAGTAGTAATATCTGAAGCGTTGGTTGTTATAGATCCTTCGGCAGTCGTTACTCGGGTTGTCAAATTTCCCAAGGCTGTAGATGTTGCAGCAACGCCTGTGGTCGCATCGTTAACCGTGGTTTCTAACGCAGTCACATCAGAAGTGATTGACGTTATAGAATTACCCTGTGTAACCGTAGTCGCATCTAATACAGATATAGCACTAGCGTTGCTTGTGACGTTCCCGTTAGTCGTTGTCAAAGACGTTTGTAGATTTGTTATTGCAGCTGTATTCTGTGTAGTTTGACCGTCCCGCAGATCTTCCCAATCGGTTCCACTCCAATAATAAGGCTGGTTGTTTTCCGAACTGTCATACCAGCGCGAAAAGTCAGGTATAGGATTTGGGATACCACCAACGCCCGCAACAGGTTCTGTAGCTTGAACAAAGACTTCAGAAACGCCTGAAGTTAAATCAACAACAACCGTTTCCAGTGCGCTTAAATTATTTGCGACCGTATTGATTGAAGTGTTAAGCGTGACGTTGCTATCGCTAACGAAGATGGCCACATCACCTAAGTTCTGTATGTCAACGTCTTGGCCTGTCTCTAGTGATAATACTTGACCAGCTTCAACTTCTACTTCAAGGATCTCTTGGGCTAATACTGAGTTCTTAACGTCAGCTTGACTCATGACAGTTGTTCCGTCAGCGTCAAACAAATCAACAGATATTTGAGCACCAGCGGTTGCGTTATTTGCTGGCGCGCCAGTTGATCCCGCTACGTCTGTCCATTCCACACGCCCGACTGTAGCAAAAACCGTGGTATTCGGATCAGCATTCGGCTCTAAGTTAGACTGACTTGCCGCGTCTGTTCCAACATTTCTAACGGCTCTAACCCAGTAATAACGGACATCTCCTGATACAACTGAGTCGGCTGAATTACTTGCATCGTGTACAAATTGCGTTCCGTTAGTTTCACCAATCTTGACTGCGGATGAAAAGTTGCCGTTTGGAGATGCGTAGACGTAAATAGTTCCGAAGTCATTATTCTTGGCAGGATTGACCCAGTTAAGTTCATTGCTTTTTAATCCAGCCGTTGCACTTAAACCGCTAGGACTTGGCACGCCCCTGAATGCGTCTGTGATATCTCCTGTAGCCGTAACCGTGGAATACTCGTTAGCTGCTGGATCAGCGTAAGAAGTGCTTGAGTCTTCCCGTAAAGTTAGATTAACCCCACCTTCTTCCGAGAAAGTCCAACCTACGCACTGAAATACCTTATTTGACCAGCTTAATTCCTCAACAGAGACTTGAACCCGATCACCCGCCGTGATTCTCAACGCAGATAGATTTGCAGGGAACGTAACGACCTTCTGTTGATCGCTCAACTGAATCAGCTTATTTGACAATCTCTGAGCCATATAGCTTGAGTTTGTCATGGGATACTGGACTTCTTTCTCCAGAATCTCATTGTTATCCCTAGTAACAGCGTCAGATAACTGAACCTTTGGAAACTCGGTAGACTTGTGATTCTGTGCAGGGTCAATAAACAGACCTTTGATTGTATTAAATCGGTCTGATCGTTCCAAAGAAGTCTTGATTGAAATAGCACCTATCAAATCATCTTCGGTCAAAGTCTCGGTCGGAGCCTCATAGATTCCAGCGTGAACAATGTACTTACCGTTTGAGTAAACAAGGTTACCGTTCATTGAAGACAGGATCTTGTTTATATTTTTCTGATGAGAGTCAGTCGCAAATAATACGCCGTTACAGGTAAAACGCTTTTCTGTTCCGCTGTTAGGAACAACTACAGATACATCACACCCGTTAGCAGCGGTTATAAACGAACTCCAATCAATCTTGGACGGGCTTATTCCCATACCAAGGGTAGAATTAATTAGGTAGTCAGCTAAAACTAGCGCAGGGTTCTGGCCTTGACCGACATAACTGCCAGCGGTTGCGTTGTATGTAATGAAAAGCTGGTTTAGAGGGTTGTAGTTTGGCGCACCAGTGTCTAACCGTGGGTCATAAACAGGCTTGCCTTTTACCAATGCTTTAACATTAGACGGTGCAAACTTCTCCCAAGTTTCCGCTGAGTCTTCGTTAAGCGTCCACTTCATCGCTAGATAAGCAATACCATCACCACGATGAGCGGATGTGTATCGATTGCTTGCTGGGCCTGTACTGAAAGCAGCAGTGAATAAAGGATCTGCTGTTTGAGACGTTTCGCCTTTATACTTATTGATTACGCATATTGTGCCGTTCTTGGGGCCAAACTCAACAGAGCCAGAACCAACAGCGCCGCCAGCAGCAGCACCGCCGTTTACATCTGCGTTAGAAATTACAATGTCATCCATGTGGATGTCGGTAATGTCTGTCAGTTCATGCCCTGCAAGAACAATGGTTTGGTAAAGGTCAGAGTTATCGGTTCCTGATAACCCGATAAATGAAATCGGGCCAGACACTAATGCCTCGCCATAAATTATCTTCTGTGGCTCTGTCGTTGACTTAACTGTTCTCTGTCTGGACGAATCTGAGTCAACAGTAGGAATTTCTACTTCAAAAAGCGACATTGCTTGTTTTGCAACTAAAGCGCCGCCAACGACAACAGCAGCACCAATCGCTACAGCAGCGCCACCCCCAAGCGTTGCGGCAGCAGCCGCTCCAGCTAAAAACTCAAAAGCAAAAAACCCAACTTTTAGTAACGCTATACCTATTGCTTGTGGCATAAATCCCAACCCGATAAGATATGTTGTTCAGGGACTCTTGCGAGCCCCGTCTTAACTAGACAAACTGCTGTGTTTCCCAGCTTGATACCCATAAGCTGGGTTGTAGGCGTTTTAACAATTACTGGCGAACCGTCCGCTAAAGATCTAATGTCTTCCGTAGGCTCGCCCAAAACGCTTGCGGCAGTTTCTTCCAAGTCGCCAAAATCCTTAATAATAGATTCAGCGTCTTCCTCAGAATTATAGTGGAAATCGGCAAGATAGTCTTTTCCTGTTAGCTCTTTTACGATGAACCCAGCGAACTGACAACAGTCCACAGAGCCATAATCAAAGTCTTTCTTTTCCCACTTATTTAATGCTTGATGGACTTGAAGCTGCATCATTCTCTATCTGTGGGGCTCGTTGCTGCTGGGTTTTTACCTTTACTTCCTCCAAGTGTCGCAACGCCCCAGTTAATCTTAGCGCCTTCAATTTTGTGCAAATGGCTGAAGAACAGATCACCTGAAGATTTCGCTTGTTGAGCAACGTTGGTATACATCAGGTTTAAAGACTTGTTGAACCGTGAAAGCTCAGACTCGGCGATTAACTGAATGGCATCACCGCCATCTGCGCCTACTGACATATTCATCTGATCCATAAACCCTGCCCAAATCTGAGTAGGGTTGGCAATCAAAACATCTTCGTCGTTGAGAACACCGAGGTAAACCGTAACAGGATGCAGATAGTAATCTTCGGTTAAAGCCGCGCCTGATATTGTTGCGTCTAATCCACTCAGCGTCAAAGTTATAGCATAAGGACTAACGTCTAATCCTTCTTCAACCTGTGATATAGAACCCATATCACCAACGCCAAGCCAATCTTGACCGCCCCAAGTATAAGTTCCTAGCGAGTTATGAACGTAAACAGTCCCAGATGGGAACTCTAACTTTGCAAAAGTGACAATCGCAACGTGCTGCTGTGCTAGTGCTGTTGCTACATTACCTGGAAATCCTCGGCTCATGCTAGAACGTCCTCTACACCCTCAATCGTAAAGTTAGAGACCAACCCTGCTTGTGTATCCCAAGACGTAGAGCTTGCCAGCATGAAAACGCCTAAGACTGGAACATTGTAGTCAACCAATCCCGAGCTTATCGTCGGCTTTCTAATTGGCGGGGCAATTGGTATTTCAATCTCACCACTAGAGTCTGAACTGCAAGAAGCAGTGACCATGTGAAGCTCGTTATTAAATGCAATGTAATCACCAGCCTTAAAATAATCCGTTCTAGAAAGCAATGCATTTCTGACATCAAGGGTGGAACCTGTTTGCCCTGCGCTTTCTATCAATAGGTTGTTACTTGTTGCCGTCCCAGTACCAGAGCCAGAACCAGTTGCCACAAACAAAAGGCCAACCGTATTGCTTGCTGCTCCAATTGTCGTGAAATTTGTAGTGCCGATTGTCGTAATTACATAAGTCGCGCCAGTCGTGAAATTGCCAGCGGTAGTTATCTGCTGTGCTAATGATGGAGCGGAACCTCGACGAACAAAGCCGTGATCTTGAACATAGAACCTATGCTGCTGACCATTCAGCTTTGCTAAGAACGCTTGCATTTCTGCCCGATCATCGCCTGTCAGGTTATTGAACCTCATTGAGACCTTCCACAACGAACCTTTCCTGACTACCGTCTGGACTGAGTTTGTCAATGGGCTTTGAAACGTCCTAGTGTTCGTCACAAGCTCAAAAGTGTTTGAGGATGGGGTTATGCTTGGGAATGTGTAAGTTGTCATTAGCCGAACCTTCTGCGTCTAATAAGATCCTGTATGCTCATGATCGTCTGCTGTGAACTCTGCTGAACTGCTGCTCTAATCTTCATATCTACGTTAGCATCAGCGCCAGTAGCGTCTATGTTATTTACCACGGTGATCCCGCCACCTTGGCCTTTAGTGTGATCAATAACCGTTTCATTAGGATGAAGAATAGCTGGGAAGCCGCCCTTGCCATCCATGCCGCCGGACCTTCCGCCTGTGCCGGTGAAACCACCACCATCAAAGCTCTGAGCCTTGATCTGAGCGACTTGCCCCATGCCGGCAGCAATAACACCACCAGCCATAACGTAGTTGAGAGGCGGCGGATAACTCTTGTACGCCAAGGTTGCAGCGTTAGCAGTATTCATTATGGCACTGGCAATATTCAACTTTTTACTAAGCTCAAACAGTTTTTTGTTGTTCTTTGCTATACCGTTGAATTGATTACCAAGTTCGCCCAAAACATGCTCGGTCTGTTCTGTAGCAGACAGCTTGTTAAATGACTCTAGTCTCTTAGCGCCTTCAATAGAAGCTTTTTGCAAGAAAGACATGCCTTCTAATTCGTCTGTTACACCTTGATCTAATAAAGCTTTCTTCTTCTCATTGAAGTCCTCAATGACTTGCAACTGCATATCTCTGAACGTCTGTTCATTAATAACGCCCAGTGCTAGATTTTCTACAAGAATCAGGTTTTGATTAACCATAGACTGTTCTAGTGCTTGCTCTTCAGTCAACAAAGATTGCCGCAAGCTCTCTAATTTACCCTTAGCACTCTCTACCTTTTGCGACTCTTCTTGTGCGGCTTGAAAATCTTTAAGCCTTTGTATTGCATTATCAAATGCTTTTTTCTGCTCCGTATCTAACCCTTTCACCAAATCGTTAGCTAACAACAGCTCTATGTTGCTTTTTCCAAGAGCATCCGCTTGTGCGACTACGCCATTGACGTAGTTTTCAGCAGACACCGCTTGCTCTCTAAGAGCCGCCGCATCTTCATCTCGCAATGCCTTTCCATCACGCAAGCCTTGGTTAACTTCTTGTAAACGGAAAATTTCTTTTATTTGTTCAGCGCTGTAACCCTTGCGAGCAAGTTGTAGTGCTTGCAGAGTCTTCAAACCGAAGACTAGCTGGGTATTCTCGTCCGTTAAAGATTGAACATGCTCATCTACAGTTTGCTTTAACTCGTCTGCTTTATCTTTTGCCTCGGTATCAGCTTTAGCTTTAGCCTCTGTTGCCGTTGCGTTGCCAAATAACACTTCTCTTAAAGTTTCTAAAACTATTCCGGCTTCTTCAGACGCAACTTTAAATTGTTGTATTCTTAAATTAGCTTTTAAGAACTCTTCTGATTGCTCGGCAGTTTGCATGCTGGAGTCTGATATGCTTTGCATCAATTCTGCAATGCTATCTATTGTTGCGCCGGTTCCCTTGTTATAACTCTTCTGAGCTTCTACTACTTTCTCAAGATCTTCTCTTGCCACACCATACTTGTTAGACAAGACAGTAAGCTCGTCTATCATTACGTTTGTGTCAGTGCCAAGAGTAGGTGGTATTAAGTTGCTTAACTCATCTTTGAATCCGGTAACCGCGCCTTTAGCGTTTTTCATTGCATTAACAAGCTCAATCTGCAATGTAGCTTTTGCTAAACTCTCGCTTTTCTTAGTTAGTTCATCAAACTTATCAGTAAGTAAGGCAACTCCAGAAACAAAATCTATCTTTAAGAATTCCGCAGTAGCCTCTGCTGATTTCTTCATTTCTTCTAAGGCGTCCTTAGAGCTAAACACTTTAGGCATGAAGTAAGTACCAAGCGCGGCACCTACGGCTAATACAGCACCAATCATAGCGCCGTTCTGACCGAATAAAGATGCAACCTGGGAACCCTGCTGACCGAAGATGAGAAGCGCGTTCTGCCCCATCTGAAGCTGGACCGCAACGTCCTGTACCTGATGGCCTAACTGGCCCATACCGCCACGCATCAAGCGCAATCCGCCTTTCGCAGTGTTGGCAGCAGCAGAACCTTGTTTTCTGAACGCTTGAGTAGCTTGCTGAGTAGCCGTTACAGAATCTAACTGTTCTTGAGTAGCACCCATCATCTTTAGACGATAGATCTCAAGCTCGTCAGAGGTCATATCAACCGTGGCGGCTTCATCTCTGTAGGCGTTGTTAGTGCGGTTTACTGCGTCAGCAATCTTCTGTGCCGCAGCAGCTTCTTGATCACGCTCTTTGTTTAAGCGTATCGCAGCTTCTGTGGCTTGATTGTGAGCATCAATATCATCATGAAGTTTGTTGATAAGCGCAAGCTCACCATCGGCAGCATTAAGACTTGCTGCCTTGAGAAGGTCAAGTTCTCTGGCGCTTTTACCTATAGCCATGACCTGCTTGTCTAAGCTCTCTACAAGCTTGTCAACAGCGTGAGCACGGAAGGCTTCTGTGGTTTTCTTAGCGCGTTCAGCATTACGAGCGTAGGACTGAAATCCTACCTTCGTATTATCATCTATTGATATTTTTGCTAGGACTGTTTCTTTTGTTGTCGCCATCCATCTTCTCTCTTTTCACTTTAAAGAAAGTCCACCAATGATCAAACTCTGCCACAGTCATGTCTAAGATTGTCGCTAGGGGCTGACCAAGTCGCTCGGCTAACTCATACATGTAGTATAGCTGAGTTGGGTTGCCTTGGTCAGTTATAAGTTTTTTTCTCGGTCTTCCTCCGATTCAGAACCAGCGGTTAGCGCAAACGTAGCAAGTCTAGTCACTATGTCTGGATCAACCTTCTTTCTCAGCGAGACCTTATCCTCAAGCCCGAAGACAGGATCTCCGTTCTCATCAACAAGGCCAAAGATCACCGCATAGATAAGATAATCAGTGTTATCACTATCTGCGCGACGAAGCATCTTGGCCTTATCGTCAAGGGTAAGGTTCTTTGCGAAAAGACTAACTTCCCATTCTGGGACCTCAATCTTCCGCAAATCCTTGCTGTTAAAGTGTGCTAATGCGTTCTCAATTAGCCTCGGCATGTTATACCGTATCGGCTGTTAGAGCGCCAGTACCTTGAACAGAGATAGAAGCTTCTACCATTCCGTCAAAGCTTGCAGTTCTAGAAACGCCTGTCACTAAGGCTGTGCCAGAGTAATAAGTAGCACCACTAGCCCCGCCTTCTGGGTATAAGCCAAGCGTTACACTCGCCCCGATTGTCAAAGCTCCTTGTCCTGAAGAATCCGTTTCGTCCCAAAAACAATCTAATGAGCCAGAGAAACTGGACAAAGTGATTGCATGAGTTCGTGACGTATCCGTCATTTTAGTTGTTTCAACGGTATCCGCTGATTCTTCTATAGAAAATGATTTAACTTCGGCTACTGTAGCGCTACCGACTTTAACAATCCCATCGCGTCCGATATGACTTGCCATTATTCAGACTCCTTATCTGATTTAGTTTGAGACTCAACAACTTCTGTAGACTCTAAAGCCTTCTTGGGTTTTGCCTTGCCTTTCTTTTCCTGTGTCCAACCGAGGTTGATCATAGATTCTACTTTTGACGGATGAGCATCTACTTCAGATGAGCCGTCTGGACTATATAGCTTCATAGTATATCACCTATAATGCGGTTTCAGGAGCATTAGTTGCTGTGCGATATTGTATAACATAATTCATCGTAACAATACCAACAGGCTGCTCGCCTTCACCGTTATAATTTATATCAGTGCCAGCTAAATAGCTATTTTGAGCCAAGCCATTTAAGGTCTTGTCGCCGGCCATAGCAATTTCAACTTCCTTGCAAACGTCATCAATCACATCGTCGTAATCAGAGACGTTCTTCACATACCCTTCTATTGACAGGCTAAGGTTTCTGGTTAGAGAACCTATTGATCCCATAGAGTCAATGTCAGAGCTTTCAGAGACGCTGTAGACCAACAGGGCTGGCAGTACATCATCGCTCAGAGAATAGACTCTTGACTGAAATACATTGCTACCAGTAGTTGCTAGTCCTGTTACCGTAGTTGCTACTTGCTCTCTTATTCTCTGCCTTACATGATCAGCCATTACTGTTCCTCAAGAACTACTGTGACCATTCCAGTGTTATCCGGCTGAAGGCTTACTATTTTATACGTTGCGGCATTCTTGATTGTGTTGCCGCTTAGGTCTGTAATTGCGGCAAAGGCTAGTTGATCGCCAAATGCCCCATTCCTTAAATCCTTGGCTTTACCTTGTACGATTGGCTGACTGCCATTGAACGAAACAGTATCGCCAGGAATCTCATAATACTCTTGATCTAAAATAACTTTGATGATAACTGCCGAACCACCAGCCGGCGTATAGGTGCATGAAACCCCATGACCTATTACGTCCAGATAACCATCAAAGTCTGAATCAAATTCTAAGCTCATCGCTTGGCGACTTTCTCAACTGCCTTCTTAGATAAAGGCTTTGGGTCCATCTTAATTTCTTCTGCATGGCCTGAACTGATGAACTGTCGGGCTTCTGCTGTAGATAAAACAACTATATCACCTGCATTTCTCGGTACACCGCGAACGTGGCAAGGCATCTTAATTACTAATTCCATAATAACTCCCATAAGATCGGGGGACCGAAGCCCCCCTTTCTCATTAGCTTGCAACGATGTCTTTGATTACTGAGAAAGACTCAGGATATCTAAGAGCAACATCTAGATCTTGGAAGAACGCGAGTCGCGTACCGCCAGAAGTAGACAAGCTTGATTGGTCAACAACAACGTCAACACCTGACCAGAAACCGATCATGATCTGGCTGAAATCGCCGTAGACCATTGCTGACAGGTTAGAGCCAGTGCCTTTTGCCAAGTCAGAAGGAACAACGGTGCTAGAAGCAACATTAGTACCCAAGATTGACTGGTTGGCATCCATGATGAAGTTGCCTTCAACGCCGTTTGCTTGTCTTGCTGTAGTCCGTAAAGCCGCGATGACTTTAGGGTTGGTCAAGAAAGCAGAGCTGTTGATGAGAGCATTATCTTCTTCTACAGCTTTCATCATCTCAACTACTTTAGCGTAGGTGATTGCAGCACCATTGGTCCCCATAGCAACTACGTTAGTACCAGAGTTAGCAATGATCCCAGAAGGTCCATTAGTAGCACCGCCTTCAATAGCAGCATCATCAATCCTTCGTGCGAAGGTGTTGATAATGTCGTTACGAAGAACCTGTTCTACGGATGGGTCTGACTGCTGCATGAGTCGCCGCGATACGTCAACATAAGCTGCGAGCGTTTTTGGCGACATCGTGACCTGTGCGAACGTAGCTGCACCTTCGCTAGGCGCTGCACCTTCAGCAACGAATGCTGAGTTGGTTACAGAAGCACTGAGCTTAGGAATGGCAACATCGCCTTTCAGGCCTTGCATGATGCGAGCACCCAAAGAAGCTACAGTCAAACGACCATAAAGTGCCTCAATGAATTGATCAGCAAGATGATCAGTACCGACCAAGAAACCACCAGCAGAAGTTGGTGATTTAGTCTGGTCGCGCTGACCCCAGTTGATGTTAGCAGGAACGTAGAAACCGCGAGCTTCTTTGCCAGAACGGTTTGCGATCTCATCAGAGATTTCACGCTCGTAACCAGCTTCGCGCCAGTCGCCAGATGAAGCAGCTTTGATAGCTCGGATTAAGCTATACTCACGCTGTTCGCTCTTGGCTACGTCAACGACAGCAGCAGGAGTTTCTAACGGACGATCATTTCGGACAGCTTCAAGAAGCTCGCCTTTGAATTGATCAACGGATACACCACGTTCAATAGCTTTGTCGGCTAAATCACGCTGATTATGATGCTTACCCAAAGAAATGATTTCACCGACATTGGCTAACGCTTCTGCCTTGGCTGAATCACTTACTTGGCGAACATCTACTTTTACTTCTTCAGTCATAGTAGTCACCTTATTAGTGTTTAAAGTTTTTTCGGTGGATCGTCCAACTCCAACGAACTTAGAGGGGTCAGCAGGGACAGCGACAATTGATGCTTCCATCGGTGTCCAACTAGCCCTGTAGTACTCCTTTCCTTCGCCGTCTTTAGAACGAACCATTCTGTTAATGCTGTAACCGACACTAATGTTTTGCTTAATGCCTGTTCTAACATCCTCAAAAACCTCTTGAGCCAAGGCTGAATTGCCAAATTCAACCAACGCAACGGTACGCCGCTGCGCCTCATCAAGGTAAAACGACCGCACCACACCTATCTGTTCATCCATTTTATGGTTGTTCAGTAAGGGTGCGCGACCAGAAGACATAAATTCCATATCTATGTCTTCTTTATTATGGCCTAAAACCTCTAAGCCAAAATCTCGTTCAACTGGAGTCTCTGATGAAACACCAATTCGGACAATACGCTTTTCTTCGTCAATAGCTCCGCGAGAAAGGTCAATTGTCCTGTAAATTACTTTGTCAGAAACCATATCACGGGCCATAGCCTGATATTCTTCGTCATCTGATTCTGCTGCCTTTTCTTCTACAGCATCTTCAACAGTTTCTTCGGCAGCTTCCATATCGCCTTTTCTAAACTCAACGATAAAGCTGTCTTCGGTTTCTTCAACACCTATAACGTGTCTTTCCATTTGTGTCACCTCTTGTTCAGGCTCAATAGTATCATCTTTGTCAATAGATTCAGACCATCTTTCTTCTTTTTTCATCTGATTTACCAGCTTCTTAGACCATGAAAACCCAGCATCACCGCCCCATAACGCCCAAGCGATTCTTCCGTTTGACGGGTATCCTTTCTCTCCAGGCCTAAAGCCTTGTGCCTTCTTGTCTACTTCATGCCGTGAAAAGAACGAATACATCCTTTTTACTGTAGAATCTGACAGATCTTTGGCGTTAACAATGTCCCTAGCTCTAGCAATACCGACCTCAGTGCCACCGCGACCGAACTCACTACGCCAATCAAGACCTTTTCGGGCCTCTGACTTCATTCCGCTATTCGGTGTCGGCATTTTCTCTTCCTTCAACTTCGGCTTCTGTTGGGAGCTTAATGCCAAAAGGCTGGAAGGCTGTCTTTATTCCATACTGTTCAGCAAGCTTCTGTTCTCGTTCGTGCTGTTCAAATAACTCTTCAACGTCACGCCCGTAGTTAGCCTCAATATCCTGATAAGTCACAATCCCGTTCTGAAGTCCAGCAATATTAGCTTGCATTTCCTTCTGCGGATCTACCCAACCCCAACTGCGAGGAATGTAAGACACGCCTTCGGCAAACTTATCGTACTTTGTAATAGGAAGATTTATTGAACGGGTCATGGCGTTCTTCAACCAGCTTCTAAATACCGGCTCAATAAAATGCTCAACCATGAACTTCTGAAGTATCCTGTATTGATCCCTATCCTCTAAGCTACCAGCTCGTAGAGACGAATAGTTCACGCTAGACAAGTCATTTGAGATTGAGTGATAACTAATGTTTAAACCTGACGCAATACTTCTCAGGATAGCAGTAGAAAAGCTCTCAAACGCTGTCGTAGGATGAGCGGGATCAAATGCCTTAAAGTCCATTCCGGCAGGGAGCTGCTCAAACGTAGCCGGTTCCGCGGACATGATCGGAGTGTATTCGTCCTGCATCTCATCGCCAACGTAACCATCTCCCGCTGGACTGGTAAAGAAACCCATTTTGGCGCTAGACACCCTAGCCGCAGTGATCTCAGCCTCATAATACCCATTCAGCATCTTAATATTGCCCATCACAGGCGCCACAAACGGGTATCCGCGAGTCTGTTCAGGTCTTTGGCGTACAAAGGCGTGAATTATCTCTTCTGCTGGGACTCTAATCGTCTCATTGCTCTGATTAAGCCCTAAATCGTTTGGATGGTTCTTATATAAGTGATACGCGACAGGTTTACGCTTTTCGTTGATCTCAACACCCATGACAACCTTGTTGCCGTTAGTGTAGATCTCGTTTTTAGTGTCGTTAAGGTGATCTGCTTCCAGAAATTCAATCTTATAGCCAAATTCGCTTGTAGGGTCCGTGATCTGTCGGATTAGGACCTCACCATCACGGGCTAGAGCCTCAATAAACATCCTTTGACAGTCAATCATGGACATCTGACCGTCCACAGTGCAGTTACCTTTCTTAGACCACTTCTTCCACGCCGCCTCAATCGTTGAGTTTGCGACAGAATCCAAGGTTCCGTCAGAGTCTCTGGACTTAGCATTAACCCTAATACCGTTATGTCCAACCACGTTAGACGTTAGTAGGTTTAGGTATCTAGCTACATAAGCATCATTTCGTGATAGCTCACGGCTTCTGTTCCGTAAAGTGACCAGTGCTTGCCTTAGTTCCTGATCTGCGGAAGCTGAAGAACTAAAAAAGTCGGAGAATAACCGACCACCCTGAGCACCTTTAAACGATCTTTGCATCTTGATCTGTTTGCGGATCTCTTTTCGTTTAAAAGGGTTCCAAGCCATTAAAATCTTACTCCAATTAAATTGCCAGACGGCTTCTTGTTTCTGATTCTAGCCTTTTTGACTTCTTCGTTGTATTCGGCTCGGTATCTGTCTCTAACCATGAACAATTCGTCTATGGTCATTCTAGATAGGCTTCTGCCAGCGATTGTGAATGAGCTTTGATCCACCGTTGCTCTGTTCTCTATAACAGCTTGAATAGAGTCTAAGACTTTCTTAGCGTGGGTTCTTACATCCGCATTGCTGTCGGCATAGTTCACCACAAGAGTGGTTATGCCATTATCTACAGCAACTCGTTGTGAATCAGCAGTTCTGGTTATGAAAGCGTACCACTTGTATTGATGGGCAGTATAACCGGCTGTCGTTGACGAACTAACCTCTATTACATACGCCGTAGTAGTCTCTGAAGCTGTAACGGTAAACTTATGACTACCGCCGCCGCCAGAGTCGCAATGAAATTCGTACGTTAAAGCGTACTCATCTGTAGGGTAGTCCGTAACAAGGTCAGGACGTTGCCAAACCCACCTATCACCGACCACCAAGGTTTCTGGTTCTTGGCTTGGGTAATTACTAGCATCAAATAGGTTTGCCATTTCACCGCCATGCGTTGGTATAGTTTTGTCTAGGCCTTCGTTGCACTGGCCTTCTTCTAGTTACAGGCTGGACCTCTGGCTCTTCAGGAACCTCTGGTCTTTCAGATCTTGCCTGAATTTTATCCGCAATGCTATTGACAGATACGTTGATTATACTATAAGCGGCTAGAGAGTAAACATAACAATCTAAAGCCTCATTACGATTTCTTATCTTCTGGAAGACTCTCTTTTTAAACCCTCTGACAAGCTTGGTTATTATCTTCTCAGCCGTAAGCTGCCGGAAGTATTCTTCGTTCAACGTATCAGAGAAATTTATGTATCCTGCTCCAGGCTCGTCAATCCTAAGGCGCGCAAAGACAAGATCTTTAATGGTATCAACACCGATAGGAAATAGGCGACACTTTACCACATTATTCCTTGATGGCTTACCGGCAATAGCCCTGCCTTCTCCGCCAACACCCTTTATCGCAAAGACTCTGCGAGCAAAGTTTCTGTGGCAGTACTGATAAACACTGTTTGTAAAGTGACCACCAGAATCTACTGCCGTAGCTCTAACGCCAAGCATCCTTCCGTCTTCTGTCTCAAACGTCCTAGCTAACTGAGAGTCTAGGGCTGACCACAGTTGAGGCGTTGACGGATCTCCAGGCAAGACTTCATGCCCTAACACAAAAGATTCCTCATCACGGCCCCATCCAACAAAGGTCAGCTCTAATCTGTCATCCTGTACGTCTGCTCCGACAGTAATGATGACCACTTCGTTAGGAACCTTGTCGTATGATTCTCTACGTTGGAATAAGTTCATCTCATCAATAGTGACACCAGCGTCCGCCCAAGGCTCGGCTAGGTAAGTATTGGTCCATACTTTAAGCTGCTCAGGATTCTTCTTGACCGACAGGAACTCACGAACACCGTCAGCAAGTGCTGTCCAAGGAGAATACAGTCCAGATATCTTGAACCCAGCGATGCCCTTGAACTCTTCTGACGCTTCCCATTGTCCGTTGCGGACAGACCATCGCCTATCAGCATCAGACCATAAGCCACCGCACTCTTCGCACATATAACCAGCAGTGTCAGGATTGCTATCAACCCATCTCACGTTGGCCCATACCAAAGTCTGATAATGGTCACAATGCTTACACGGGACGTAATACTGCCTCTTGTCTGACTTCTCGTAAGCGTCCTCAATCCTAGAAACGTCTTTTATTGTCGGAGTACTGACCGCAATGACCTTAGAGTTGTGGAAGGTAGAGGTTCTCTTGCGAGCCAGCGAAAGTGGATCACCCTCACTTCCTGCTGAGGCTGGAAATCGGTCAACCTCATCTGCGAGGATTATTCTGATCGGCCTACTAGCAAGTCCCGCCGGAGAGTTAGCGCCAACCAGAGACAAACTGCCGCCAGGATAGATCTTGTGCAAGGTGGTATTGTTAGAGTCTCTCGCCCTTGGGTCCTTTACCTTGCCAAACAGACAAGGCGTTGCCCTAAGTAGCCCGTTAGCAATACGATCCTTTGAGAACGACTGAGCCATAGACTCTGTAGGCTGTAGCATCAGAATCGGGCAGGGGTCATGGTCAATGTGATAGCCAATGATATTGAGCAATGCCTCTGACTTACCCAACTGAGCGCCAGCCATAACAACGACTTCTTTTATATTGTAATCAGAACAGGCATCCATAATGCCCCTCTGGTACTCAGCGCGAGACGTTCGCCACGTTCCAGCCTCTGCGCTAGTCTGAGAGTCTAGTCGCCTTTGACGGTCTGCCCACTCGCTTACGCTTAGGCGGGGTGGCGGCTTCAGTGTCTTCATCACCTCCCGCAGATGGTCCTTTAGGCTTGCTAGTCCTCGCCGCTGAAACTTTTGGGTCATAATTTGATAACTCTTCCAGTGCTTCGTTGATTGAATCAGTCAAAATCTCTTGGACTACTCCTATCTCCGTTTCGCTCGCCACTATAGGCGCAGCCTTAGACGGAATGCTAGTCATTTTAGATTTAAGATTAGATAGGGTATCGGTCCACGCTTTTACTACGTCCTCCACCAATACCAGTTGATTCCTGACTTTAGCCAACTCAAGCTCCGCAATCTCCGCTTCTGCGTTCAGCTTTCTTGTTCTGGCCTCATCATAGGTTGATCCCAGCTTAACGCCGCCAGTTGATGCCATATATCCTCCTGTCAATGAATTTGATTATACAGTAACTCTTTCTGTTGTCATCATGAATTGGATTCACTTTATTCTGTCGCTAGGCGAACAAAGTGCTGGCGAAATCCC